CTCTTCGGAAGACGGCCATGAACAGCCCGGCAAATGAACTCAGGGGTTTCACGAAAAGCAATAAAATTAGGTTGCGCTGCTCGATCACGATATGGATTAATTATCGAATAATGCTTGAGAAAAATAGAGCCAACATGAACCAAATACCCATCTCGGTGTTTAGATGCAAAGGAGGTACAAACCTGATCACGAAGGTCGACATCCTTATACAATTTCAAAAAACGAGTAAAAGCAGCCCCATTAAACCAAGCAACAACATCAGGGTCCATCGTTCGATTCCATAGATGATCATCACCATAGAGCACAATTAAAATTAGATCAAGGGCAGCCTCCATTAACTTATCTCGTAAATTCTCCGGAGCAGCATGAATCTGAACAAAAAGGAAAGTACAAAACCACAAAAACAAACAAAAACAATCGCCATGAGAAGTGTCCCACCAACCACTAGCCATGCCGCCTGTCTTGATGGCCCACTGACCAGCGGTAAGAAGCACAATCTGCTTTACAACATTACGGCAGACAAATTGAAGAATACGTCGCTTAATCTTGTAAAAAGAAACCTTAGGATCTTCATACATCAACATGCTGGAGAAAAAAATTGACAAATCTTCCGCAGAGATGCTATAATCGATACCAACAACATCAGCCGCTTCAATACAAATATCCCAACAATTCTCCAACGTAATACCCAAAAGCTCAGCAAGACGATCGGTACCACCTTTACCGTGAGTACCACCGATACGGAACGGACCCAATCGCTCAATAGCACACCGAAGAGCGGCAACCATCCTCTCAAACATAATAAAGACACCAGAAGGAATATTAAAAATACGAAGTTTATCAAGTTTTTTTGACCAGCCAGCTTCGTCCATAGTCTCACGAAGACTAGCCTCTAAAATTTCAAGCTCATCTTTCTCCGAATTCTTAATATAGACAGGAGGAAATTCATCATGAAGTAATGCATGATGAACATCCTTTAAATTAGTCTCAAACATCTCGGCCTTCTGAGCGGTCGAAGAAATTTGAAGGGTCACACCACCCGGGAGATCAATAGAACGGGAAGTGCCTTCATTAATACCTTCAGCTGTCCCAACACTCATTTGGAGTAACGGTTCATAATTTACTGTAGATTTATGTTTTCCAAAATGAGGTTTAGTACCAAG